TCGTCATACAAATCAATATCATCTGCCCTTAATGCAGGTCGCTCATCGGAATAGTTGAAGGTTATATATTCTTCGTTTGTGCCGTCATACCAATTTGCATATACAGGGATCTCAAGAGATGATAAGGCGCTAACTATTTTTCCGTTCGCGTTCACCCCTTGCTCACCTCCCGATTGAATACTTCCTGCATTTTGTCCAATACCGCCGATTCGCTGTCTTTGATTGCTTTAGTTAGTGTAGGTCTTGCTGTTTGTTTTTTAGTGCCGTATTCAAGATAAACCATCTTTTCCATGTTGCGAACGCCTTTTTTGTCCGTGCCTGTTGGTGTCACGCTTGCGTAATACCCGCCGCTTTTTGTCTTTTTGGCTTTTGATATTTTGATAGACTTTAACAAATCGCCGCTTACAACGTGCTTTGACACCTCGCTTTTAACATTTCTTTCAAGTATCGGCAAGGCTTCATTCAACATCTGTGGCGCAATACGGTCAACGTCAGCCAATTTCCCAAGCTGTTTTATAAAATCGTCAGGAATTTCAAAATCAAACTTGCCCATTATTTCACCGCCAACTTTGTGCCAATTATCTCGATAAAACGATGCTCATCTTCGTAATCGTTGACATACTCAATCTCATAGTCTTCGCCTTGATATTCAACGATCATTTTTCTATCTAATTTCCTGTCGGTATACCGTATCAAAAACCGCATTTTAGTCTGCGAAAAATCAGCATTACCGCGCATGATTTCCGTTCCGCTGGTTCTCGTTACTTTTGCGTAGCATTCAAGCACCGTTGACCGATTCGGTACGACATAACCATCGCTATCAGCAGTCACGCCATCGTCTACTATCTTTATTCGCTTATTTAATTCTCCCGGATTTACATACACACCGCCACCGCCTTAAATCAGATTCTTTCTGTGCATATCAAGTATGCTTTCTACAACCTTGTTTACGTTGCTTTTTTCTACATACATCACTCGATTGTCATACATATCTTGACAAAGCACCATAAAGGCGAGATAAAATTCATCGTGCGTGTCGATTTCATCATCTGTCATTCCTGTGTATGATTTTATATACGATTTTGCCGCATTGCCGATCGATTCAAGCAAAGGGGAGTTATATCCATCTTCAATCCTCAAATATTCGGCAATATCTGCAGATTTTATTTTGCTGATCTGCATTATCCCGCCCCCTTTTATATGATTTAATCGCCAGAATCCATCAATCCTGCCGCGATAAGTGCTGTAATAAGCGCATTAAATTCTGCTTTTGTCGGCGCTTCTCCAACCGCTAACGCTACATTCGCCGCCATTTTTACAAGACCCGCCGCCGCTTCGGTTGCATTTGCCGCCGTATATTTAGCATCAACCGCTGTTTTTAATGCCTTGCCTTGTTTTGCGGATAATGCCTTTGTGGCATCATCACTTGTCAAATTATCAACAATGGTTGCGGTTGTAATTCCCGTTACAGATGCGCCAGCTTCAATTGCTAATGTACCGCCAATGACGGTCTTATCGCCGCCCTGTTCGGTGTAGTTTTTTGTGTTATAACTCATGTGTTTACCCCTTTCAAAAATATAAGGATTCGTAATATCGGAAGGCGGCTTTTACACCGCCCTTGTTGCGTATAGCTTAAGATGCAGACATAACCAGCGTGGCGAGCTTCTGATGGTCTATTACTTTACTGTCGAACTCAAACCAGCTCACTATTCCCACGGCGTGTTGCGTAGCGTACTTTTCATTCAGCACCTGCAGCTCTATGTTCTGTCTCATGTTTACAGCAAGCCCGCTGTAATCGCCGTAAAGCACAGCCTTTGCCGCGCTCTCGATTGTGGGCATATTGTCGGACAGGTATACAGGCTTGCCGAGCAGTGTGAACGGTGTATCGCCAGTGAAGCTGTCCTGAATGAGGTACTTGCCATCGCCATATTTCAGCTTGCGGATAGCAGTAAATGTAGCGGGTGCCATTGTCCAGCAAGCCGCGCCCTGATATGCGGTTGGTATCTTAGCTTGCAGGTCAATAAGATTATCGGCAGTGATAGCGGATGTGCTACCCGCGTTCAAAGTGGAGGTTGTGGCAAGAGCGCCTGTCGCTTTATCAGCTGTGCCGTTAAGCAATTCCTTTTCGAGGAAAAGCGCGATTTTCTTGGACATTTCATTGATGATGAATGTCAATACGTTTATCTCGGAGTTATTTATGACGGACTTGCCTATTAGCGTGAGTGCGCCAGCGAGGAAGCCTGTCAAGTCAACGGAAGTAAATTGACCTGCATCGGCTGTTATATCTGTAAATTCCGATTGATAACCCACCGTAATATCGTGAGTTGTGTTTGCTAAACCGTATACAGGTATTTTTAACGTGCCTTTGACAGCGAATATTGTTGCTTTTGCAAATATGGGACAAATTTCTTTTACAGTTGATATAACTCGATTCGCAATTGTTGTCGGTATAACCGCCCCGTTATTTGTCATATCAAAATTCTGTTCGCCTGCTCTCAATTCAACCGGGAATCCACATTCTTTTTTGATGTAGTTGAGAAATGCTCTTTCCTCAATTACTTCTGCTCTTTCCTCAATCTGTTCCCCTGTTGGTTTTGTAATTTTCGGTTCCATGTTTTTTGCCCTTTCCTCTCTCTCGATGGTTGCATCGATATTTTTGATATTCTGCTCTAGTTCGTCAAACTTCCCAATTTCATCCGTGTTCATTGCTCTCTGTTCTGTGTCTGCCGTGTTTACCAGCGCTTCAAGCTGGGTGTGCAATTCTGCCCTCTGTTCGATAAGTGCTTTAAGATTTGCCATGTTTTTTAAACTCCTTTTTTTTTTTAAAATTTTTATTTTGTTGGTTTCAAATAAAAAAGCCGACCTATTTAATCAGCTTTAATTTTGCTATTCGGTTTTTGTATTCCGTGTTGTCATACTTTGGTGTACTGTCTGTGATTTTGGGAACGCTTTCAATTGCCCTTGTTTCAATGTCAATTTCATTTTCTGCTCGTATTTCCACGGATGTGGCTGAATAACAAGGCTGTTTATTAACCACAAGCGTGATGTGGTCTAAATCCAATGCCGATATTTTTCGAATCGGCAATTCATCCGCGCGCTGTTCAATGGTATCAACCACGTTAAACATTCCGAATGATAAGCCTTTGATTTTTCCGGCTCTTGCTTCTGCAATCGTTTGTTCGTCCGTAATTGTGGTGCTATAATGCAATCCGATGTTGTCTTCGTACAATTCAAGGTTCCCGGCTCTCGTTTCAGCAAGAACAATTTCTTCGCGATGGTCTTTTGTGAGTGAAATATTTTCAGCCCTTTCAAGTGCCTTTTCAAACGCTCTCGGCTCAATTTCCTCAATCACTTTCCCGTGCGGTGTAATGACCGGTCTTGACTTTTTTTCGGTAACATTAACATAGCCGGAAATATGTAAGCCGTCAGCGCGTATTTCTATATCCATCTATTCACCCCCTTTCACATTTATCGTTGCCGTTTGTCCGGTGTTTGGTGTGTAAACCTCTTTTGTTTTTGGATTGTAAAGCACATCGGCAAGCCCCAACCGAATAAAATCAAGCCCCAATTCTTCCATATCTTCTGCCTGTCTGACCTCATCGATCTGTAAGAAATTCGCTTCAATGCCCGTTTTATACGCTTCATACCGTTCCTTAATACTGCCCCTTGTCAATTCTCTAGTGTCAAAAGCAAAAAAATAGAAACCTTTTTCTTTTTCGAGAAGTAAATCCCTATCCAATGTACATTCATAATCATTGAGAACAGGGATAAGGCAATATTTTAGGAAGTTTTTAGTATCTTGATCATTCGCATTTCCACGAATTATTGAGTTTGGCACCCCAAACAGCATTGACAACTCGCCCGAATTTGTCAGTTTGTTCTCGTTTAACTGCATTTCAACGGAAGTGCTTGAAGTTTCTTGAAAATTTAAACCGTCGTTCAACACCATCATATTTTCGGAATTGTTGGAATATAGGTTTTGCCAATTCTCCTTTAACGATTGCATTGCGGCGTCTGTCAATTTCTTTTCGGATTTTAAAAAGCCTTTTTTATTACCGCCTTTTATAACAAGCGCATATTCAAACTTTAACGAATAGTAAGCAACCGCCAAAGCAAGAGCATTTTCCGAAACAACACTTGAACCGCTTGCCCCGTCTTTCGTATGCCGGAGAAATTTCATAAACTCGAACGGTTGATACGATTTCCCCACAACATTGATCTCATAATCTTTAAATATGGGATCTATGTTTTTCAAAATCTGTACGTTCGTTTCGTCAACGTAATGCAGACTTGCCACTTTACCCTTTACTTTGTTGATATACGCATAGCCGCCTTTACCCAAAAGATAGTCCTCGGTGATTGCCCGCCAAAACTGCGCCGAAGTTAGTGCGTCGCAAGTATCGTCATATAACAATTTCGTTCGATTGTCGTTCAAAACCTCAACGATTTTTCCATCATTTTCCCGTTTATATAGCTTAATCGGCAAAGTTGATATTGTATTTGCTATCACATTTACGCAAGCTCTAACGGTAGGAATTGCCATTGCTTTTGACTTATCCATTTGAGAAGAACCGATCAGCGCTTGAAGCAATCCGCTTTCTGTGTTCTCCGTAATATTGCCCGATCTGTTTTCTGTCTTTTTTTTAAAAATTCCCATCGTTTCACCTCCCTTCACACCTGAATGGCAAATTCTTCCAATCCGTATAACATATCTTGCTGTAACAAATACATCGCATTGATTATTGCAATAACCATATCAACCTTACCCGCCGACTTCTTTTTATTAACGTATTTATTTAAATTCGTGTCCTCTGTGCATCGCGCGTTCTGAAAATTGATTTCCAACATTTTGTTTTCATCATAACAAAACTGTTTACTCAACACCGATTCTTTTAATAGCTTTGTCGGCATGTGTAACACGCTTGAATGCTGCTTAATTTCAACGCATTCGTATTGTTTTGCTTCCAACTTCTGAACCGTGCTGATTGCATTGTATCGGTCATATCCAATTTGCACGATTTCAACGCCGTATTTGTTTTCCAAATCAAAAATAAACCGCTCAACAAAACCATAATCAATTACCTCGTCACCACATTCAAAACACACACCCTCTCTTATCAACCGATTGTAATCAACGCCTTCCTTTTTGATTTTAAAGTCTTTTTGATATGCCGGAATAAATCCCCACACTTTGGCATATATATTTCCGTCACACTCACACACCATGCCGACCGCCGTGTTATCGTCCGTTTGCGAAAGGTCAAGCCCCAAATATACTCTTTTGCCCTTCCAAAACTTCAAATCTTCGGCAATGGAGCACGCTCTTACCTTGTCGATTGGTATAAATCCCTCAACGCCCAGCCCTTTATATTTGATGTTGTTGTGTTTGCAAAGATAATTTTCTCGTTTATTTTCGTACAAAACCGCCATCGCGCGTTTTTCTTTTAACGCTGCAAAAATATATTCGTGCGTTACCGCCACAGGGTTTGATTGATATATCACTAAATCATCCGTTTGCCACCGATCTTCCCTCTGCAGTTCTTCGTCCGGCTCATACAATAAAGCAAAATGCCGACGATTTTCAATTAAACCATCAAGCGTTTTCTTTGATATGTCGATTTCATCAATCATTACATTATTGTCATTCGGGTATTGTGTACTAATTATGATACCTAACTTATTATGCAGCGTAATCTGTGACGAACGCATTATTTCAATGGGGTATGTGTCAAGCAATCCGGCTTCATCAGCTAAGAATATGTTTGCAAGTGATGCCTCAAGTTTATCGTTGCTATATGCCAACGGCGTATAATTATTATCGGTTATTTCACACCGTATTTCTTTACGCAGCAGCTTGAATATACCGTCGCTTAACGCCGGGGATATTTTGATTATCTTTTTTATCGCAACTTGCAGCTCGCTTGATAACCTTAAGTCCGGCGCAACCGAAAAGAACCTTGAAAACTGTGGCTCGGTCAACAGCCCAATGATAAATATAACTGCGCTATTAAACGTTTTAAAATTCTTTTTGGCTATTTCAAGCAACGCCGTTATATAATATCTTGTATCTTGCTTTGCGTCTTTTAATTTCGTACAAAATATTGCAGTAATCAAAAACCACGAATAATCTTCTAATCCCTCATACATTGTGCATCGTAAATCGGGATGAACCATTAGCTTTAATATTTTGCATATTCTCTTGTATGCTTTTTCGTCGAAATATGCTTCATTGTTTAGACCATCAACTATATCTAACCACGCTTGCGCCTGTAATTTAACATATCTCGGCACCTTTCTGTTATCCGGCTCAACGCACCACTTACAATATTTGTACGCTTTACTGTCGTTAATCTTCTTCGGCATCGCCCATCAACGCCTTTAACAACGGATTGACTTTCCCATCATCGTTTTTTTCATCTCGGAGTGTTGTTATTATTTTCATTAGCGTTTGAACTGTTTGATTTGCTCCGTTTGCAGTTTTGTTATATTCTGTGATTGCAGGATGCGTATAAATGTTTTCTCTGCCCTTGACATACTCTTTTGTAACGAGCGTTCCGTCTGCCTTGATGCTTTTTTCTAAATCGTTAAGGATGTTTATTTGCACCTGATACCGCTTGAATGTGGTAATGAAAAAGAAGTTTTGTTCAACGCCGTGCTTCTCGGCTATCTTTAGTATCTCTTGTGCCTGTTGGTTTAAGTCCATTTATAGTTTCACCGCCTTTTCCCCTGTCAGCGTTTCCCAACGGTTTATTATTACATCTACCCATTGAGGTTCTAATTCCATAACACAAGCGTTTCTGTTTAACTGTTCGCAGGCTATCAAGGTTGAACCGCTACCGCCAAACATATCTAAAACGATTTCATTTTCTCGACTACTTGATTTTATTGCCCTACTACATAGTGCTATCGGTTTTGGCGTTGCGTGTCCTCCTGCGCTTTCTCGTTCTTCTCCGCTTGTTTTGTCAAAATGCCAAACATTATTCATATTATCGTGCGTATTGTCAAAATATGCCCTTAATTCTTCGTATTGTTTTCTTAATTCTTCGTATTGTTTAGTAAATGCTTTTATGTTATGTTCTTTTGCCCAATCCTGAAATTTCTTATATACATCTTCTGTTGGCAAATTCCATTGACTTTTACTTGTCCAATGGTCTCTACTTTTATCACTATGTCCTGCTATTGTTTTCATAGTTGGAATATCCCAACCACACTTCATTCTTTCATCATATAAATACTTTCTTATTGGTTCGTATTCTTCCCAATATTGGTCGGCATTTAAAGTCAAACATTGTATTCCAACTTGCACAAACAAGCATTTTTCATCTGCAATAGGATACATTTTAAATTCACTTGATAATTGACCTTGCCCATTTCCTTTATCCCAAGTAATAAGATTTCTAAAAGTTATTTTATTCTCTTTTGCCATAGGTTTTAATATATTGGAATAAATATCCATCAATGGTTCATCTGTTCCCCAACAATACCAACTTCCATTATCTTTTAAATTATTAAATGTTATAGGTATCCATTTTTTATTAAATTCTAGCAAATCATCATAATTCAAATTGTCATTTGCTACGCCGTCATTTTCTTTTTTCATTCCATACGGCGGGTCAGTAAATACCATGTCAGCCTTAACGCCGTTCATCAGTTTTTCAACCGTTTCCTTGTCTGTACTATCTCCACACATTAATCTATGGTTTCCTAATTGGTATATATCACCTAGCTTTGCTTTTGGTTCTTCTGGTAAATCAACTTCGTAATCGTCCTCGGCAATTTCGGGTTCTTCTTCGCCAAATATGTCGGATAATTCATCGCTGTTAAACCCTGTCAAGTCTATATCAAAATCGATT